GCTGCACGCTGTCGGCCAGCCGGCGCAACTCGGCGTAGTTGACTGCGTCGAAACTCATCCCTGTACCTCCGTGGCATTGACCCCCGACACCCGCCCCGTGGCGGCGTCGTAGGCATAGGTTTCCGTACGCACGCGCCCGCGGTAGCTGGTCTGCTGCTGCGAGACGCGGCCGGCGCCGTCGTAGCTGACGGCGGTGGTGGCGCTGAAGCCGTTGACGCTGCGCGTGATGCTGCTGATGCGGCCTTGGGCGTCGTAGCCGAAGCTTTCGCTGGTGGCGCCGTTGGCCGGGCCCAGCGCGATGTGCTCGGGGTTGAGCTTGACGTTGACGCCGGCCACGCCGTTGACGCTGGCCACCTTGCCGGTGCTCAGGGCCTGGGTCGCGGTCTCCAGCTGCTCTATGCGGCGGGCCACGATGTCCATGGCGTCCTGCACGCCCTGGGAGCTGGCCTTGGTGTCGATGAGCTGGCGCGCTGCGGTCAGCGCCTGGTCCACGTCCTGCACGGCCTGGCGCAGGCGCAGCACGTCGTCTTCCAGACGGTTGTCGGGGTGGGGCAGGGGCCAGCCCTGCGCTGTCTTGTCGTCGTGCAATGTCATATCACGATGGCTCGCAGGTTGGTGACCTGGGGACGGGCGCCGTGGCTGCCCGTGAGGACCAGGCGGACACGTAGGCGCTCGGCGCTGATGCCGGTAAGGCGGTAGCTCAGCTCCAGCACGCCTGCGGTCTGGGGGCTGGTGCTCAGGTAGGGCACGTTGGTCCAGGCGCTGCTGCCTTCGGCCTGCATCTGCACGGCCAGGGCGCTGCCGGCGGGCAGCACAGCCTCGGCCACGACGTTGAGCGTGACGTTGGTGCCGGCGTTGATGGCGGGGCTGATGTAGTCGCCCGTGGCCTGCAGGCTGCCGGCCACCAGCTGCATGCCCGGCAGCAGGTGGGCTGCGTGGTTGGTGTTGCCAGAGAGCTTGGCGCGCACGGCCACGTTGCCGCTGTAGCGGCTGGCCAGCTGCACGGCCTGGCCGGGCGCGGCCTCCAGCGTGCTGCCGTCTTCCAGCTGCATGGCGAAGACCAGTTGTGCGTCGGCTGCGGGCAGCATGGCGCCGGCCTGGACCATGAGGTCGGTGGCGTCCTGTACGGCGATGCTGCCCAGCTCGATGGTGCGCGTGGTGGCCGTGTGTTCGGCCGCCAGCAGTTCGAAGGTCATGTCGCGTGTCTGGTGGGGTGTCCAGGTGCTGGCATTGCTGCTGGACAGCAGCACGCCCACGCTGTAGGGCTGGCTGGTGACCCACTGCGCGCGCGCCGCGTCCCAGCCGCCCAGCTCGGCCACGGCCAGGGCGGTGGTGGCGTCGTTGGTCAGCACGACGATGGCGTATTCCACGCCCGACTCCAGCAGCACCGGCGCCCATTGCGCCTGCGTGGGTTTGGTCGCGGCGATGTCGGCGCTGATCTGGGCCGGCTTGAGCACGCATTCGGCCAGGATGCTGCGCGAAGGCACGCCGCTGGTGACTTCACGCAGTTGCACCTGCACATCCTTGTCGCCCGCCGCGGCGAACCACAGGCGCGTGCCGCAGATCTCGCGCGTGGTGCCCAGGGTGAAGGTCTGCGCCAGCGGGTCGTAGAGCTGGACCGTGATCTTGGCCACGCTGCGCTCGAGCAACTGGCCCTGGCCCGTGAAGACGGCCTCGGCATGGCTGCCGGCGCGTCCCGTGAAGTGCACGCTCTTGGTGCCCGAGGGCACGCCCGCCGGGATCTTGAACGTGCCTTTGAGTCCCTGTGCCGTGGCCACGAGCGTGCCGCCGGTCAGGGGCTGGGGCGTGACGGGAATGCCGTCGAAGATCAGCTCGGTGAGGGTTTCGCCCACCGGAAAATCCAGCCAGAACTGCACATCGATCTGGCGCAGCTTCTCCAGTGCCTTGGTGGATTCGGACAGCAGCTTTTCGGTTTCCGAAGGACGCGCCTGGCTAGGCGTCAGGCGCAGGATGATGGGGTTGGCCCATTGGGTCTGCACATCGGTCCAGTAGTCCACGGCGGGCGTCAGGGTGGCTGCGCTGGGCAGCACATCGAAGGCGCCATAGGGATTGACCAGCATGGAGCCGGTTCGGCCCAACTGGTCGAGCACGACCACAGGCTGGTAGGGCGTGGTCTGGGGCGAGGTGATATCGGTGCCGATCTGGTGCAGCTTGGCGTTCATGGGCAGCTGCAGCTGTCCGCCCAGGATATGGGCGCTCTGGCTGCGCCCCGCATCGCGCAGGCCGTTGTCCAGCATCGGATCCGCAAACAACCCCTTCTTGACCCCGCTGTGCCGCCCCGACACGTCCACCGACAGCCGCAGCTCGGCCAGGTCGGCGTAGATGGTCTGGATGTGGTCCTGGTAGGCCCTGAGGGTCTGCATGGGCACGACGCGCACGGCGTCCTGGTCCACGCGGCGGTTGCTGTCCCAGCTTTGGTAGACCGAGGCCAGGGCCAGGGTGCCGCTGGGTGCTGCCGGCACCTTGGGCGACCAGGCGGCGGGCACGCCGGGCACCCATTGCAGTTGGCCTTCGCTGTTGAGCACCAGGCGGTCGTAGCGGCGCAGCGCGTAGTGGTAGCTGACCAGCACCAGGGTGTCCTTGAGCGCGCCTTCCACGGTGAAGCCCGTGGAGTCCACAGCTGTGGGCGTGGCGTTGAGCATGTATTGGTAGGTGACCTGGTAGGTGCTGCCGGGAACGGGCTCGGCGCCCGAGGGGCTCCAGTCGATCTGGCCGCCGACCAGCTTCCAGTCCGTGCCCTGCACGTAGGTGGTGCCGGCCTGGACCACGCTGTCCACGGCCAGCACGGCGTTGTCGGGCAGCGGGTCGGCCGCGCCCGTGAAGCCGCCATGCGTGAGCGTGACGGTCTTGCGCGCCTGCACGCGCACCTGGGGCGTGCCGACAGCGGGCTGGCGGTCGAAGCGGATGCGCTGGGCGGCCGTGCCGGCCGAGGTGTGGGGCTCGCTGTCCACGAAGAACAGGTCGGGCTTGGCCTCGTAGACCAGGCGGCGGCTGGCACCCAGTTCCAGCGGATGGCCGTTGACGCGGGCGGCGCCCTCGCGCACGGTGTAGACCTGCTGGCCGGTGGCCAGGTCCTCGCCCATGATCACGTCCAGGCCGCGCACGACGTAGGTGCCGCCCGCGCTGTCGCGGTCATAGCGGGCCAGGGCCTGGGTGACGGCGTCGATGTTGGGCGGCGGCTCCTTGGGCATGACGGAGCCGTCGATGATGGTCCACACGGGATAGAAGGTGCCGGCCGTGCCGTCGCCCTGCGCGCCCCAGACCAGGGTGACGCGCTCGCGCAGCGCACCGGGCTCGCCATAGCCGCGCGTGCCGGCGGCGGGGTTGAGCAGTTCGGGGTCCTGCAGCTCGGTGACGGTGTCGGTCTGCAGGTAGGCGCCCACGTAGACCGTGCCCACGGTGGCCACGGTGAGCGTGCCCGGCGTGATGCCGCGCACGGCGCCGGCCACGTAGAGCGCGCCGGCCTCGATGGTGGTGGCACCCGTGTCGGCGGAGGTGATGCATTGGCAGCCGCGGACGATGTCGCCCTCCTTGAACAGCACATCGGTGATGCCGCGCAGGCGGTGCTGCTGCATGCTCTGCAGCTCGTTGAGTTCGGCCGATTGCAGCACGCGGTCGGCCGCGAACTGCAGCCTGTCGTAGCGCTTGCCGGCGTCGAAGCGGTCGTAGATCTTGGTCTGGCTCATGGGGTGCCGTTCAGAAGGGGAGGATGATTTCTTCGACCTGGCGCACGCTGCCGCTGCGCAGGATCCGGGGGCGACGCTCCAGCGTGTACAGCTCGCCCTTGCCGGTCAGCTGGCTGGCCAGCACCCAGCGCTGGCCGGGCGGCACGTCCGTGGCGACCTGGGTGCCGAAGAACACGCCCATCTCGCGCACGTCCTCGCCCTTGGCGTCGTCGAAGCCGAAGGCCGCGCGCAGGTAGACGAAGGTGGTGGGTGTGTCGCTGACGCTGTAGCGCGCGCCGCTGGGCAGCTCGATCTCGCCGTTGTCGTCGGGCCGCGCAAAGCGCACCTCGGTGACCAGGCGGCGGCCGATTTCGTCGACCAGGGCGTTGGCGGTGATGGGTTCGGGCTCGGGCGCGGCGTCCCAGGCGGGCAGGCCGCGGCCCCAGGCGATGTGGATGGTCTGGGCGGCGACGGCCTTGGCGAGGGCGATGCGGCCCGCTTGCTGCAGAACTGCCATGTTCAGGGTTCCTCGGGTTCTTCGGTGGTGGTGGTGCGGGTTTCGAAGGATCGGCGCCAGGGCGTGCTGTCCCAGCGTCCGGTCCAGGTACGGGTGTTGTCGTGCGGGCGCTCGGTGCTGGCCCAGGGGTGCAGGCTGGCCAGGGCCAGCGGAGCGGGCGCCGTCCAGGCGCTGTGGGTGGCCATGGCCTGGGCTGGGATGGGCCGCAGCGGCGCGTAGTAGGCGGGCTCGCCCGTGGTGGTGGCGTTGACTTCGGTGATGCCCAGGCTGGCGTCGATCAGGATCTCGCTGTCCAGCGTCCAGGCATCGAGCAGCATGCGGTCGGCATAGGTGGCGATGGTGGTGACGCGGAACAGCTGGGCCGTGAGCACGCCGTCCGAAGGCGGTGCCTCGGTGCCGGTGCGGCGGGGCAGGCCCTGGCTGAGCTTGACGGGTTCGCCATACGGCGACACATCGATCCAGGTGCCGCTGTCGTTGTCCAGCATGCCGGCGTCCAGGCCCGGGCCGTGGTCCAGCCGCAGCGGGCGCAGGTCGTGGCCGTGGAAGACGCGGTAAAAGCGCACGTGCGCCGGCAGGCTGGCGCGTACCACATGGGCCACGCTGGCCAGCTCTGCGTCGCCGATGATGCGGCCCAGGTCCAGGTGCAGCCAGGCACCATCCTCGTCGAGCTGCGCGCCGTCATAGCCCAGCCAGCCCAGCGCACGCTGCATGGACGCGGCCGTGCCGCGCTCGCGCAGCCAGGGCAGGCCGTTGGCGATGAGTGCGGGCACGTCGTCGAAGTAGCGGTCGAACTGGGCAATGCCCCATTCGGCCGCCAGCCAGGGCAGAAAGGCCGCAGGCTCGCCCTGGGCCGGCGCGGGAAAGGCGCCGGCCAGGCCGTCCCAATTCGGGACGACCTGGTCCACGGCCTTCTCCAGCGCCGTGGCGTTGGGCGGCAGCACGTGGCGGCGGGGCGCCGTCGGGACGATGGCGGCGGTGCTCATGCCTGCAGGCCCTCGTCCACCAGCTGCACTCGGCCCAGCACCGGGTATTCGTCGGCGGCCAGCGGCGTGAGCTCGGCCGGGGCCTGGGCGTCGGGGTAGGTGACGCGGGCAATGCCGTCCACATGCAGGCGCGTGGTGATCCACGAGCGCGGCACATCGCGGCCCAGCAGCGCGTAGGCTGCAATCTGGGCGGCCAGGCCGGCCTGCAGGCGCGCCACGATGTCCACGGGCGCACCGGGCTCGCGCAGCAGGTGTGCCGTGATGTCGATGGGGTGCGGGCGCGCCAGCGATACCGACACGGGCACGCCCAGCGGCCGTGCGCCTGGCGCATTGAGGGCCGACAGCACGATGGCCAGCGTCTCTTCGGCCTGTGCGGGCTCGACCAGCCACAGCTGCACGCTCACGCGGCCGGGCTGGGGTTGTGTGGCAATGGCGCTGTGCACATTGGCGCTGGCCGTCATGGCCAGGTGCTCGTAGTGCTCGGCCGTGCCGCTGCCGGCCAGCGCGCGCACGCGCAGCAGGATGCGCTGGCGGTAGCGTTCGTCGCTTTCCCCGGGCAGTCGGGCCACGTCATAGAAGGCGCCCTTGTGGTCCAGGTCCGAGCCCTGGGCGAACGCAATCAAATGCGCACGCGCCACATCATTGACGCGCGCCCGGTACAGCAGCTCGCGGTAGGCGTGCGCCTCCAGCAGCTTGTTGAGCGGCTCGCTCTCCAGCGCCAGGACCTCGGCGGCCTCGGGGTGGCGCGCCAGCAGATCGGCGCGGTGGGCGTCGAGGATGCGCTCGAAATCCAGCGTCTCGACGACGCCGGGCGGCGGCAGGGCATCCAGTGCAGGGGTCATGTCTTGCTTCATGAAAGGGTGCGGGCAATAGGCATCTGCAGGCTCAGCGGTGCCGGGCGGCGCGTGTTGTTGAAGGTGCCGATCAGCGTCAGGTCGGCGCGCGCGGGTGTGGCCGGATCGCGCTCGATCACGATGCGTGTCAGGCGGATGCGGGGCTCCCAGCGCATCAGCGCGCTGGCCACGGCGGCGCGCAGGCGTGCCTGGGTGGCGTTGTTGTCGGGCTGGTCCAGCAGCGCCGGGACCAGCGATCCATAGTCGCGGCGCATCACGCGCGAGCCGATGGGCGTGGACAGGATGTCGGCCACGCTCTGGCGCAGATGCTCCATGCCCTCGATGCGGCGGCCTGTGTGGCGGTTCATAGCGGCCCCTGCGTGACGGCGTCGCCTGCTCTGACGCCGCCGTGTCGGTGGCGCAGCAGGCTGATGGGGCCGGTGGTCACATCGGGCGCGCCGGCCAGGCCCTGCGCATTGACGGTGGCCGAACCGCCGCTGGCCTGCAGGCTGATGCCTTGCTCGTCGATGCTGATCACCGAGTTGCCCACGCGCAGCGTGATGCCGTGGGCCACGTTGATGTTGAGACGGCCCGTGGTGCTGTCGTGCTCCATGAAATCGGTGGGGCTCCACTGCGTGTGGCACACCCCTTCGCGGTCGCTGGGCTGGGCTGCGGCGCTGCTGTAGATGCCGGTCAGCGCCACGGCGCCCAGCAGGTCGCCGCCGGGCGACAGCAGCAGGCATTGCTCGCCCACGGCCGGTGGCCACCAGACGCTGGCGTTCTCGCCCGCGGCGCGCATGGCCAGCCAGGGAATCCAGTTGGTGGTCAGGTTGCCGGTCTTGACGCGGCAGCGCGCAGGGCGCGCATGGCGGACTGCGGCGATGGTGCCCGTGCGGATCAGCCCTTCCAGGCGGCGGATGATCTCGTACGGGCTCTCGGTTTGTGCAACGGGCGAATCCATGGCGTTCATGGTGCCGGCCGGGCCCTTGCGTGTCGCCGTGTGCCGGGCGTGGCGCACGCTGCCACATGCGGCCCGACATGCAGCCCGGCATGGAGCAGGGCCACGCCTCAGCGCGGGTCGTAGTTCCACTCGGCCACCTTCTCGCCGAACAGGAACAGCTCCCACAACTGGCGCTGCGCAATGTCGAGCTGGCCTGGCGGCTCGGGCTTGTAGATCAGGTCGAAGGCGCCGGGGTTGCCCTCGCGCGGGCGCGCCAGTACGGCCTCCACCAGGTCGATCTCGATGGCGAGCTGCTGCGGCTGCGAGGCGGCTGCAGGGTCCGTGGAAGGAGGCGCAATGTCGAAGCGGATCGCCTGCTCGCGCCTTTCGGCATGGTCGAACAGGTCGGGCTGGTGGCGCCGCGCCCAGACCAGCAGCGGCACGGTCACGGCATCGATGCTGCCGGTGAAGTCCGCAATCACCAGGCTCAGCGTGTAGCGGTATTCCCAGGAAAGGGACGGCGTGCCCGTGTTGACCACACGGCCCCTCTGGATGGTGAAACGGATGTTCCGCGGCGACTGTTGCAGCTGGGGCAGGGCAGCGACGAGCGCGTCGCGCAGGCTAGCGGGCTTGAGCATGGCGTGGGTCCTGGGTCATGGTGCTGGTCAGGGCGCTGGTCAGGGCGAGCCCGGCGTCGTAGGCGCGCTCGCAGGCGCTGCCTCGGTGGCGGGCGTCGTCAGCAATGCGCGCCAGCGCTCCCGCTCGCTCGTCAGCGCGGCGCTGCAGCTCGGCGAGCAGATCGAGGGCTGCGGTGTCTGGCGCGCACTGTCCGGCAGCGGCGCGAGCCTGGGCGGCGGCACGGTGGGCGGTGATGTAGTCGGCGAGGTCGCCGCGCAGCCGGCCAGCAGCAGCGCGGGCAGCATCGGCATCCGCCGCAGCGCGCGCCAGGGCCAGGTCCGTGTCGCGTGCAAGAAAGTCGAGGCGTTCACGGTAGGCTCCTTCCCGTTGTCGATAGCGTTCGGATGCGTGCAGCGCGGCGGTGGCAGCGGCCTGGCGGTCGGTCGCCAGATCCGTGCGTGCCTGCGCCGCATCGCGCTCGGCACCCAGCCGCGCCAGCGACTGCCAGACCAGCAGCGCCGCCAGCAGCAGGGCCAGCAGCTGCCAGGCATGGGTTTGCAGGCGGTCCATCAAGGCTGGGCCTCCATGCAGGCCGCGTGGCGCGCCTGCTGGCGTGTCCACACGCCGCGGCATACCTTGTTGCCGGGTGCCGAGCAGTCAAAGCGCCAGCGCGCGGGCCGGCCTGCGCCATCCCATCGATAGGCGCTGAAGCCCTGCAAAGGCTGGGTGCTGGTCATGAATCGCCAGGACAGGTAGGACTGGCAGGCGCCGGCGTAGTCGCCGGCCCGTGTCCTGGCCAGCATCGAGGAGCCGCGCCAGGCCCCGCAGCCGTATTGGCCTGCGAAGTCCACCGCCTGGGCGAACTCGGCCGGGTGCACTCGCGTGTCACCCAGCGAATCGCGCACGCAGGCGCCGTACTGCTGCTCCAGCAGGTTGATGGCCAGCTCGCGCGCCCGTTCGCGGGTGATGGGCGGGTCGGCCAGGGTCACGCGTGTGCCGTCCTCGTAGCGCGTGGCGCCGTGGCCGATGGTGGGCACATCGCCGCGAACCGGGATGATCGGATCTGCGCTGAAGCCTTCTGCGGCAATCCAGGCCGCGAGAATGGCCGCGCCAATGCCCAGTCCTGCCGCTGGCATGCGGGCCGTGCTCATGGGGCCGCTCCGGTGTCTGTGGCGGTCGAAGACGCCTTCCTGCGCGCAGCGTCCTCGGCCTGGCGCGCGCGCCGGTCCTCGCGCTCATTGCGCCAGCGCCACAGCAGATACGCGGCCTGCAGCAGCACGTAGACGATGGTCAGCGCGGTGGCGGTATGGGTCATGGTCCAGCCATTGGCCACGTTCGCGGCCACGACGGTGACGGGAGGCGCGGCCTTGGCGCCTTCCAGGGCAGCGGTCCTGACGATGGTTTCTCGGTCCATGTCAATCCCAGAAACTGATCAGGGGCAGGCTGGGCGCCTGGGCAGGTTCGGTCAGCTCGACGGCCAGGCCGGCGGGCAGATGGGGGCCGTGGGCCGGCAGGCCCGGGTTGCGCTCCAGCGTGGCTTCCACCACGCCGCGCGTGGCGCCCAGCTGGCGCATGCACAGCTCGTCCAGCGTTTCGTATTCACGGGCAATGGCCAGCATCAGGCGCGCTCCCTGTGTGCAGGGTCGGCGGGAGCGGCGGCACGGGCCGGTGGCGGTATCGCCTGATCCGGCGCGGGAAAGGGAATGGCAAGACTCACTGAAGCTCCTCGTGGGCCGGCCCGCGCGGACCTGTTCCTGGTGCACCTGCCATGCGTGTGGCTGCGGATGCCGGGAACGCCTCAGGCCACCGGATCGCGGTAGCACCAAGCAGGCGGTATGCCGGGTCCGGCGCGCGGGCCGGGTATGAATGCCATGTTTGCCGACGGGAGCAGGCCCGGCAATCGCTGCAGCCTGTGCGCGCTGCGGGCACGCCAGCGGCCATGCCGAATGCAGAAATGACAAGACCCCGCAGGGCGGGGTCTTGTCATGGTGCGGGTGAGAGGGTCTAGCAGCGCTTGCTGCCAACTACCTGGCTGCGATGCAGATGGTCGGACAGGTCACCCGCCGCCGCGCTGAGCTTGCGTGACACGGGCAGCAGCAATGCGGTAATGGCCGAGGCGTGCACGGCCGTGCCCCGGGCTGCAGCCAGCAGCTCGCAGATGGCGGCCACTTGCTCGCTGGCGCTTTCCACATCGTCCCTGACCGTCTCAATCTGGTGCTGCATCGCGTCTTCTTTCTACTGTATGCACATACAGTATAGGTCGAATGACCAGATGTTTCAATTTGATGTGACCCTTTTTCATCTGCTGATTGGCGATGACTGGCAGGGCCTTTGGTCGGGCTGCGCGCATGTTGGGCTGACGTGTGCCGGGCGGCCTCCGAAGCTCTTTGCTGGCCCGCACGGATCCCGCGCAGTGAAGGCAAGTGATTGTTTTTGAATGGATAACGACCCGCCCCCCGCGCACCACGCACCAACGCCGCTCAACTGCGGCGAACACTGCTCAAGCCCGCTTCCTGTAGAGGAGGCGGGCTTTTTTTCTGGGTTCTGGGGGCAAAACGGAACGGGTTGAAACCGGCACAAAACAGCGCAAAATCACATCACAATCCCGCGCAGATCCCGCTTGTGATCCCGCGCGGGCTGCAGGAGGTGGGATGGCGTATTTCCGGAAGGTGAAGAACGGCTGGCGGGCCGAGGTGGAGCGCGCGGGCATCCGGCGCACCGCCACGCGGGCGACCAAGGCCGAGGCGCAGGGCTGGGCCGTGGCCGAGGAGGCGGCCATTCTGGCCGGTGCGCGCGGGGAGTTTCCGCGGCGCACGCTGGCCGAGGCGGTGGAGCGCTATCGGCGCGAGGTCACCGACAAAAAGACGGCCAGCACGGCGCGGGCCGATCATTTGCGCTTTGATGCCTGGCTGCGCGAGTTTCCCGAGCTGGCCTCCAAGGTCTTCCACGAGATCACGGGCGACGACCTGGCGCGCTGGCGCGATGCGCGGCTGCAGCAGGTCTCCGGCGCCAGCGTGCTGCGCGAGGCGCAGCAATTCCGTCCGATCTGGACGCTGGCGGTCAAGCAGTGGAAATGGGTGGGCAAGAGCCCCTGGCCCGAGATCAAGCTGCCGGCCAAGTCCCATGCGCGCCGGCGCACGGGGCAGTGGAGCGAGGTGCGGCGCATGCTGCGCTCGGCCAATGTCTCGCCGCGCCTGGCGCCTGTCACCGCCATGGAGCAGACGGCCTGGACCATGCTGGTGGCCCTGCACACGGCCATGCGCAGCGGCGAGATCCTGCGCATGGGCCGCAGCAATGTGGATCTCAAGCGCCGGGTCTACCACCTGCCGCACCACAAGACCGAGGCCAAGGTGGGCGAGCGCCATGTGCCGCTGACGCGCCGTGCCGTGCGCCTGCTGCGCGTGCTGGACGCCGCCGCCGAGGCTGCCGGGCGCGACGCCTACTGGACCATCAGCGACGCCAGCCGCGACACGCTCTACCGCAAGCTGCGCGACCGGGTGATGGTGGAGGGCCTGCGCTTTCATGACCTGCGAGCCACGGCGCTGACCTGGCTGAGCAAGCGCGTGGATGTGATGACGCTGGCCCGCATCAGCGGCCACGTGGATATCAACGAGCTGTTCAATACCTATTACCGGGAGACGGCCGAGGACATAGCGGCACGGTTGTAGGCAGGATGGCTGCCAGGAATATCACTCTAATATGATATGTTGACAATATTATTCTGGAGTGATAATTTCAATTCATCATCTTGAGATGATATTTTGAATGCCCTGGCCAGGAGAACACCATGGACCACCTGTTGCAACTGCCCGATCAGCTTGCGCTGCACCTGAAGTCGCTGCGCAAGGCCGCTGGCGTGAGCCAGGCCCAACTGGCACAGCGGCTGGGCGTGTCCCAGTCGCGTGTGGCGGCGATAGAGCGTGACCCGGCCGCCATCAGCGTGCGCCAGCTGATGGAGATCCTGCAGCTGCTGGATGCCGATCTGCTCATGCGGCCCAGGGCGGATGCGGTGGCTTCTCCTGCGTCTGCACCTATGTCTGTGCCTGCGCCTGCTGCGTTGAGGGTGGCCGAGCCAGCTCCACAACCGTACGCGGGTGACAACGTGCCCCGCAAGCCCGCCGACCGCCCCGTGGCCTTCAAGCCGCAGGCGCTGCCGCCGCACTGGCAGGACCGCAAGCCGAAAGGGTCCTGGTGATGGCGGCGCTGGGCGTCTGGATGAATGGGGAGCGGGTGGGCACCTGGGAGGTCACGCGCACGGGCCGCCATGTGTTCGCCTATGACCCGGCCTGGCCGCAGAGCGCGCATGCGCGGCCGCTGTCGCTGTCCATGCCCTTCACCCGCGACCTGACGGTGGCGGGCGAGGTGGTGGCCCATTATTTCGACAACCTGCTGCCGGACGGCGAGGGCATTCGCCGGCGCATTCACCAGCGCTTCGGGCTGCGCGGGATCGATGCGTTTTCGCTGTTGGAAGCCATTGGCCGCGATTGCGTGGGGGCCGTGCAACTGTTGCCCGAGGGGGCCGTACCCGAAGGGTTCGATCAGGTGCGGTTCGAGCCGCTGAGCGAGGCGCAGATTGCAGAGCACCTGGCCAGTCTGGGTGGCGGGTTTGGTGCGCTGGAGGTGGACCAGGAGTTCCGGCTGTCCATTGCCGGTGCGCAGGAGAAGACGGCGGTGCTGCGCCATGGCGGCCAGTGGTGCCGCCCGCTGGGCGCGACGCCGACCACGCATATCCTGAAGCCGGCCATCGGCGTGGTGCCGCACTGGCACTACGACCTGAGCGAGTCAGTGGCCAATGAGTGGCTGTGCGCCCGGCTGCTGGCCGAGCTGGGCTTTGCCGTGGCCGACAGCAGCATCGAGACCTTTGGCGGGCAGCAGGTGCTGTGCGTGGAGCGCTTTGACCGCGCCTGGACGGCCCAGGGCTGGATTGCGCGTCTGCCCCAGGAAGACTTCTGCCAGGTGCGCGGCGTTGCCAGCGCCAACAAGTACGAGACCCACGGCGGGCCCGGCATGCTGCAGTGCCTGCAGGTGCTGCAGCATGGCAGCGAGCCTGCCCAGGATTGCGCCCGCTTCGTGATGGCCCAGCTGGCGTTCTGGCTGCTGGCGGCCACGGACGGGCATGCCAAGAATTTCTCGGTGTTCCTGCAGCCGGGCGGCGGCTATGAGATGACGCCGCTGTACGACGTGCTGTCGGCCTGGCCCATCATCGGTCACGGCCACGGCAAGATTGCCCGCCAGCGCGCCAGGATGGCCATGGCCCTGCCGGGGCGCAGCCGCCACTACCGCCTGGCCGAGATCCAGCGCCGCCACTGGAAGGCCCTGGCCGAGACCACGCGCATCGCAGGCCTGTGGGAGAGCATGGTGGAGATGGTCGAGGCGCTGGACGGCGCCATCGACCGGCTGCAGCCGCGCCTGCCGGCCAGCGTGCCGCAGCCTATGGCCCGGCAGATCTTCGACGGGGCGCGCGACCAGGCTCGCCGCTTTCTTGCGGGCAGCGATCACTGAGCGCACGGCGATGGCCTGGTGCCGGCTCACCGGCGCCCCTCGGCCCAGGCCTTGACGTCGGCCATGCGCCAGTAGCGGATGCGGCGGCTGGCGTTGATGAAGGGCTTGGGAAAGTCCGGGCGCTTGGTCAGGCGCGCGGTGACGTGCTCGCGGCTCAGGCCCAGGTAGTTGGCGATGCCCTGGGTGTCCAGGCGCGGGGCGCTGTGAAAGAGTTCCATGTTCTGTTGCGTCATTGCGGTGTTCTCCGATGTCGTGTCCGGTGCTTGATCAGGGGTGGCGCGTCGTGATGGACTTGCCTGCCTTCTTGCGCTCCACACGTTCAACTCGCTCGACTCGCAGCACGGGCCGGCCGCTGGCCAGCAGGGCGCAGGCCTGGGCGTGGCTGGCGCTGGCCGCCTTCAGGCGCAGCACGGGCAGCAGGCGGGCGTCGGCCAGTTGATCCAGCTGCGCTGCGTCCACGCCGTGGGGGATGAGGGTGGCGCGGTAGCTGCGCAGGGCGGTGATGTTGTGGTGCATGGTGGGTCCTCCTGGGGTGGATCAGCTGGTCAAGAAAGGGTGGTTGGATGGCGTGGCGCCGGATGCGGGGCGGTGCAGCACGGAATCGGGCGCGGAAGGGTTGGCCCGGTCCTCGCGCTGGTGCCCGCCGCGGCCGATGAGGGCGCGCAGCGTGTGGCCCGTGAGCCGGGCCGTACAGTTATTGAAACCAGTCCAAGCGCGCGCCAGCGGCGCGCGGGCGGGCAGGGCGGGCGGGGCGGGCGGGGCCGTGTCGGCG